GAGTTTAAAATCAAGAGAATATTTAGCCATAGAAAAACACCCCAAAGTTGGTGTCCAACTTTTGGGGTGCAGTTCAAAGGGAAGTGTTTTTATATAGCTGAGTGAGTCATCATTGACTAAATTCACACTGTTTAAAATCACAGTATTTTTCATAGATCAGGAGAACCTTTTTTGATAAGCTCACCATGCTTTGTGCACATAAGCAGTGGGCTTTAGTTTGTCCGTGATCTACCAGAACGGGTGAATGACTGTAAAGGTGCTACCAACACTTTTACAGTCGCCCATTTTCACAGTATTAGATATTTTGAAATGTATTTCCTTTGATGTTTTCTTTGATTAGTCCCGCCATTGCCAACTGCGTTAATATCAATTGGCAACGTTCCTCAGTTAAATAGGTGCATTCTGCAACTTCATTTACCGTAACCTCCATCGTGTGCGGAACAACTTCAAAAACAAGTCTTGCCTCTTCTGTCATATCACTATGTTTTAACATGATATTTTAATACCTTTGGTCAGTTATTGGTCGTGAACACACATGTAACTCTGAACAAAGGAAACAGCAAGCTTTACTTGACAAATTTGTGGTAAACCACCGCAGTTAAGTCTTTATTATCTTCTTTTGAATATCTTTTGTATTTGATTAAAGACCCTGCTTTTTCATTTGAGTCTTCGTATATTTTATCTAGCCATTCATTCCAGTTAGCGTTGTACCCAACTTCATTACGCTTAGAAACAACAACCAGAATAAATAGTTTCTTTATTTTGTTATAATCTGCAATCTTCGCTTTAGTCGATATCTTACTTATGTTGGATAACTTAGTGATATCATTTCTACAAGCTATATTATATTTTGATTGAGTTGCAGGCGTTGCTATTTTTAATTCAATTGCACACTGACCTATTTCGTTTGAAACAAATAAATCTAGGTATCTACAGCTATATTTAGTTCTAATTTGATTCTCAACACCAACAACTTCTTCTTTAATAACCACTCCTGGTGTGAAATCAACGTTGTATTTCTCATTCCTAAAATACATCGCTAGCTCAGTGGTTAGCCACAATTCAAACGAAATACCTTCCTCTGCAAAATACAAAAAATAGTTTTTTTTCTTAGAAAACATTTCGTTATAGGCATCATAGAGCAGTTTTTCTATTGTACTTTCAACACAATACGACATTAACTCATCCTCAAGTAAAATATAAAAACTATATTTTACTTAAGCATAAGTTTTTGTCTGTAGATAAAAGCAAAAAACCCAGCGCATTAGCTGGGTTAGTTGGTGAAGTTACAAAAAAGGCAACTTACCTTGAAATAGTGGCTCATTAGTTCAAAGATGTCAACACGTTTTTGCTATTTCGCTTCTCGATCATCTCTTTTTCTCTATTTTTAAATGCATCTACTAGAGGTTGGTATAATAAATATTCAACAGCATTTAATATTTCTTCTACCTCTCTACGGCATGTAGACATAGATGGCTTTCTTTCTCTTAACATGCCATTTCTACGAGCCATTATTCTTGGTTCACTATTCTTATGATAATGACGAGCTATAGCTCTATCCGATGCACAAAAAGCATATCGACTAAGTAACATATTAAATGCCTGAATATCTATGTGATATATACTGTCAACAACTCTCTGAATAAGTAGACCATCTTCATCACTACACGTAGGTCTATACGGATAATCACGTCGTTCTACTCTTTCCATAAATTGAGCGATCATACTACTCTGTCGTTTATCTATACGTCCGCTATGTACCCATGTACCAAATCGAGTTAACCAATTCTGAAGCCAAGCTTCTCGTGTTTTATCAAGTTTTAACCCATCAGATATACTCTTTATACTCGACATACTCGTAACTCCATTACTTCTTGCTTAGTCTGTTCTAATAACTCAATCTCGGTACCATGAATTTCTTGCCACGATTTAGGCGAAGCGTGAAAGCCGGTTTCGTAACACGCTCTATGATGTGGAGGACACAGTGGTAAAACATCTGTATGACTGGCTCGCTGTGCCATTCCCTGCCCTGTTCTAACGTGATGTATTTCCGCTCTACTTGCCCCAAGTCCCATATTACGACAACAAATACAACCGAGTTCTGCTACATCTGATAGCCACTTCTTTTCTTCTTTGGTCTTTGATTTGATCATTGGTCTTGCCTCTATGTGAAACTTAATAATTGAGATACTGTATTTTCTACAGCTTTTTGAGTGGGGAATTGCTTACGAAGGATAAAATTCCAAAGCACATCGAGTGTGGCTTTGTAGAGTTCGCTAAATGCTAAGTCGTCCATATTTGCAAAACTGATTGATTTAGCGACACGACGTAAACTACCGTCAGGCATTTCAAACGTGTCGTAATAACCGGCTTGCTCTACAACCCAATAGCGAAAAGCATTAAATGATTTTGTTGCTGAGATATTTTGTGCACGTTTTTGTGCGACTTCTTCTAGATAGATATCGGATGCTGATAAGAGCGCGTCAGCATTATCCGTGTAATATGAAAGGAATGTGATGTAACCACGCACAAGCTCTTTTTCTTCAGGTGAAATGGTACCGCCAACTGGTTCCCAATATTCATAGCCTAAGTTGAGTAATGCGAAGTATTTACGATGGAATCGAGGGTTACGGGCTTTCTTAAAATTCGCTGAAAGCACATCACCACATTTGATTTTTGAATGCAGAAAATCTCTCGTAACAGGGTTAGCTGGTACAAGAGTATCGTTAGACATTTTGATAAAGCTATGCTGTGCCATACTTGACTCTCAGTTGACACAGCAAATGTTTAAGATTGGGTGTTCAGACCAATGGGATTATTTTATCAGAAATACTTATTTCTTCAAAAGAAGATAATTTTAAATTTAAAAAATTAAATAAATAATTCTTTAAGTTTAGATACATAAGGTGTTATTACAGATAGAACAGATGCAGAACCACCAGCAATAGTCATTATTTCGACTAGTTTTGTCATAACACCCGTTTGGTCTTTAACACTTTTCATCGACTCAATATGTGGGATTATATCATCAATAATTTGAGAGTCTTTTCCCTGCTTTTTTATCTCTAATAATTCAGAAAGTAGTTTATCTATTAAATCATGAGATTGAACTTGTAAATTTTGATTAAAATTTTCGCTGGCATTAGCAACATTAGCATTACCATAAATATGGTTATTAAAGGTTTGAGTCACTATTTTTTCGTCTTGTTTTGACAATTTAATATCCTCTATATTCTCTATTTTTCCTTCTATTTCCAATAAAAACCTAAGTGTTTTATTTTTTATAGAATCAATTACGCTATAACAAGCCATCCTTGGTAAAATCTCATATGCCCTAGTGCAAAAGAAACCTTGATATAACCTATTGAATAGAGGTAAAGCTGACATGGGTATATCTCTTACAGGATCATCATCAGCTGAGTACGAAAGTAGACTTTCTATATATGACACTGGATAGTAAACTTTCCCTGAGCCAAAACTATCCTGTAAAAAATCTGGCAATAAATGCTTATCAATTTGCAGTGCAGAGTGATTCGCACCTGCTCTATTAGAGAAGTCCCCTCTAATTACAGTGCCTACTATGCGGTAATCAGGAATTGCATCATCACCATCATATCCATCTAACTCTAACTCAGTCCATTTAATAAATGTGTCGTTGTTTATCTTATATGCTAACACTGAACATTTACGTAAAATATCCGTTATATTTGAACTTGGATTTAAAATATCATTTTGTATTTCGGAGAAAAGAGATGGCATTATTAGCTCCTATTTTTCTTTCTATTCTACCCCCAATTTAAGCTTGTGCCACCCCTTGGTTACCCAGCACTTAGAATCACCATCAAGGCAACATTCCATCACTGGTAACCGTTCACCACATTTACCACAACAACGATTGGATAATTCCGCAATCTCGCGCTTAAGTCTCGCATCATCATTTCGTATGAGCATTTGAATATATTCACTTTCATCATATGGATCACGTCCTGGTCTGCGCAATGCACAATTTCGCTTAATCATTTCATGTTCTTCTGATTCAACTTGCCTCTGTTTTAACTAAAATGCTTTTTCTGCGTAACGACGGCGTTTATCACTTTGCTGTGATTGCTGTTGCATTTTGGACACTTCTGACGCTGTAATTTGGTCGGCAGGCAGATAGTGGCCATTCTTAAATTCTTGATATATTGTGCCAGTTTCTCCATGCCTAAATTTATCAATAATGATCTCGGCATAATTTTTCGCGGGGCTATTTGGGTTATATACGGCCTCCCTATATGTAAATAAAATTAAGTCAGCATCTTGCTCTAAGCTACCAGAGTCGCGTAAATCAGCAGAAACAGGACGGCGTTGATTAATAGGTCTTTTATCAACATCACGAGATAGCTGGCTTAACGCAATAGTTGGCGTGTGTAATCGCTTTGCCAACCCTTTTAACGATGCAGAGATTTTTGCAATTGCTAAATCATTACGTTCCGCTTTAGGTTTTTTAATTAACCCTAAATAATCAACAAAAATTCCTTTCAAATTTGGATATTTACGTTTGTGGTTTTCACTGATTGCACATATTTGTTCAATAGTTAGATTACTCGCATCGATGATATGAATATCTCTATCCATTAAATGGCCTAGTGCTGAACTTAAACGCCCCCATCCTTCATCATCCAATCGCCCACTATGTCTCAATGTTGATATTGGCAATTGTGCAGAACCGGCAACTAAACGCTCAGTGATTTGCTGATTAGACATTTCCATCGAGAAGAACAATGCACCGCCTCCATCTCTGGTCATACCTTCAGTCATCGTTAGTGCAAGCTCTGTTTTTCCCATTCCCGGACGACCACCAATAAAAACTAAGTCTGTTGGGTTAAAGCCTCCTATTTTGTCATCTAAAGCTTCAATACCACTTTTAATCATCCCAACAGCATCTTCCCCTTTGTTTCTGCGTTCTAAAACATCTACATAGCCTTCAAGTAGTGTATTTAAATGCACAGGAAGTAGGTTCTGACTACCAATTGTCAGCTGACCAATTTGTGTTGCAAATTGATGAATAAATTCTTCAGCTTGTTCATGATTATTTGCAGTAGTAATATCATTTTGATACTTGGAAATTAATTGAATTACTTCTCTAACACGATAATAACTATAAACTTTTGAGGCATAGCCTTTTAAATTTGCTGTCCAAATAGGTGTTTTAGATAGCTCAAGTAAATTTGCTAAATCGCCTTTTTCACCTAACGCATCAGCAATAAAAAAGGGATCTATTAAAGAACTTGCTAGCGCTTGTTTTTTAATTTCTTTGTAGACATTACGAAAATATCTAGAACTAAAGGCTTCTTCAGGTAATGTGGCTAATACCTCATATGCATCTTGACTAGCACCACCAGCTAACAAACCACTAATCACCGCATGTTCTAATTCTTTCTCATGCATGATGATTACCTCTGCGATATGTTGGCCAGTTAAACGTTAATACCGTTCCACCCTGTAATAATCTGTCCACGACTCGTTCACCAAGCATTTCTTGTAGATCAACAACGGGCAAGTTGCTTATCAAAATTGTAGGTAGCAAATCTTCGTAGCGATCATTAATCAACTCAAACAAGATATTACGTTCAGAATCAGTGCCATACTGAACACCAATTTCATCAATAATTAACAAATCAGGTGTGCAGTATTTTTCAAGTACATCAAGTTCACTGAATTCTGAATTTCCAGCCCATGTTCTTCGAAAAGCGCGAATGATACGTGAGGCTGTGGTAATGAATACCGTTTCTTGCAATTCTCCGGCAATCTGACGAGCGATTGATACTGCAAGGTGTGTTTTACCAGTTCCGGGTGTTCCACACAGCACAAGCCCCTCTCCTGCGTTTTTTCGGTCACCCCAAGTTTCAACGTACTGCTGACAAATTTTTAAATTATGTTTTGCTGTTGGCGTTGAGGCTACAAATGATTCAAATGTCGCATTAGCAAAGCGAGGTGGAATATTCACCGCAGTTAGTAAATTTTGTTCAGACATTTCCACCTCCCACAAACCAATGCGGATCTTGAGACTGGTAATCTTTTTCGCTAAACCCAGTGTGAGAATTTACTTTTTGAGTTTGTACTACTGGTCTTTCAGGAAATAGCCCCTGCCAACCGTTAGCAATTGAATTGCAAATCACAGCATTGGCATCGGAGCAAAGCGATAATTTTTTTGCTTGTTGCTTGCACATGGTTTCTGTCAGCGGTTTTTTAATCTCTTTCCTGAAGTTAATCCAATCCTGCCAAACCTCATCACTCACATTTGACGGTTTAGATAATTTTGGATCGAATTTATTGTTCGATTTTTTCCCCTCGAGTAATTCTTGTGGATCATGTTTTGAATTTACTTGTGGATCATGTTTTGAATTTACTTGTGGATCGCCTCCAGATTCTGGACGGTGAAAACCCACTTGAACGCCAGATTCTGGAGGGTCAAAACGTATATTTTTATCGTTTTCTGTACGGTCAGAATCTGAACGGTCAGAATCTGGACGGTGATAATTTGATAGTTTTTCACGCTGTTTTCTTAATTTTGCATTTTCTTCTAATGCAATTTTTTCTAATTTATCGACATTTAAAAAATATAAATTTGAAGCGTTTCGATTACCATTTCTACGTTGTTTTTTAACCAACCAACCATCATTTTCAAGTTCATTACATGCATTGCGAATTGTGCTAATTCCAGCACCAATTTGACGACTGATTGTTTCAACACTGGGATAAGCGATCCCTTCATCGCTTGAGTAATCAGCTAGTCGTACCATGATCATTAATTTGGTACCTTTAACACCTGAAACAGCACATGCATCCCATACATAGCCCGTTAATTTATTACTCACGTTACACCCCCAATGATTTAGCTATGGAGCGACATGCACTTTGATACTGCGCAGGCGTTAAATTCTTTGACAGTAATTTTTGTTTTTGCTTTTCATACTGTTCCCAAACTAACAGCGCAATAACACGTCTACCCTCAAAAATATCCCTAATTTCTGATATATGGGCAGGTTTATCATTCAGCATAAACCCATTACGGTATGTGATTTTTTCAGTTGATCTAATCATTGGTCTTGCCTCTTGAATTAATGCACGCTGGTCGGGCGTGATATCTCATTTAATGCACGTACTACATTGTTTATTTGGTGTGACATGTCACGACCTTCTAATAAAATTTCAGTCATAGCATCAGCAAAACGCTGAATGGCCACGGTTGCTAAATAGTTTTTTGTATCTCCACGTACTCGAGCTAACCTTGAAGCCGGTAGTGCCATTTCAATCGCAGGCATTAACTCCGCAATTTTTCTTTGAGATGCGCGAGAATCACCACGTAACCAACGGAATATCTGTTGCCGGTTATTGTTTATTGCTTTCCAGTCTGCCTTACCCGTTTGATCCTCAATGGCATGTAATCGACCATGTTCTTGATTAATCACTAATCGTAAGTAAGCTCGGCTAATCTCAATAGCAACATGTTCTTGCCCTTGTTCTACAGCCCAGTCCTCAATTTCAGCTCTGATAATGTTGATATCAAAATTCATTTTTGCGTCTCCTGTCGCTAGAAAAATTGATTACGCATAATCAGTTTTTTAATTTGATACCTGTAATACTGATGATGATTTAGGAAGCCCATCAAACTGATTTGGATAAATTTCTGGCGCAACCTCATGAGGTGTTACTTGCCAATTTAAGCATTCACACAGGCTTAAAACCTTTAGAGCAGGAACGCCATTTTTGAACCATAAATGCACTGTTTGAGGCTTCGTATTTAATCGTCGAGCAATCTCTGATTGGCTCGCTAGATTGATAATTTTGTTTTTTATACAAGGTGTCATTGTTTTCTCCTTTTTGAATTACAAGTTAATCTTACAATCAAACACACAACAATATCAAGTTTTTCTTGAAGTGATCCCTACAAGGAAAGCTTGTAATATAATTTTATGAAAAAGAATCCGAATGAAGTATCAGCTACACGTATTAGCCAAATACTAACCGAGCGAAACTGGTCTCAATCAGAATTAGCTCGTAGGCTCGGTGTTAGCCCTCAATCAGTGCAATTTTGGGTGAGCGGTAAAACAGCACCTAGAGGTAATAATTTAACAGCATTGTCTAGTCTCTCAGGATATCCAGAACATTGGTTTTTTATGAGTGATGTTTCAACTGAAGTAATGAATAAGCCAGTTGTCCGTAAGAATGATTCTTATCTTGTTGAACTACTTGATATAGAAGCAAGCGCAGGCCCTGGCATTATTAATAAAAGTGAATTTATTGAAACAATTAGAGCTATTGAATATACATCTGATGAAGCACTCCGCTTATTTGGCAACAGACCTAGTGCTAATATAAAAATGATCACTGTAGTTGGTGATAGTATGCAAAATACTATTGAACCAGGAGATCAGGTTTTCATAGATGTTCACATAGATTATTTTGATGGTGATGGCATTTACGTTTTCATTTTTGGTCAAACATTGCACATTAAAAGACTTCAAATGATAAAGAATAAATTAACCGTTATCTCTGATAATCCCAATTACAGAGATTGGGATATTGATAAAGAAGATGAAGACCAATTCTTCATTTTTGGTAAAGTCCTCCTCAGTCAATCTAGAACATACAAGCGTTACGCTTAAAATCCTTTCATAAAATTCAAACTAAATTACAGGGGCTTAATAGCTCTTGTAATTTTTTACACACATAATTACAAGAATTATTTGTAAAATAGACTTGCAATATTCAATTTTAACTTGTAGATTTACTAACAACAAAAACAACACAGCAAGTGTTTAGGTAAGTGTTCAGACCTTCTTATTCAGCACTAGGGAATATTTCAGACCAAAGCTACAAAGACATGACCATGACAGCTCGGAAAGACGAGCAATAAGTTACAGACGTAAAAAAACCCACCGAAGTGGGTTCCTTTACCTCGGGTCGCCGACCAAAGCTAACCGAGAGTTCTACTAGCGCGACCAAACGCTAGAAGAGGCAAGACCAATGATAAATCACTGATCGCAGTTATTTTAAAGGAGTTGCTATGAAAGCACAACCTGAAAGCCTAACCGTCACACTCTATATTCACGCTCAAAAACAGTTCGATGGTTCTTATCAATATAACGCCTACGCATTTAAAGCAGATCCTAATGATGGACTAGGTTTCGTTATTGCAGAACACACTGTTGATGTTCCTTTTAAAGAGCCAACTCAAACTGATCTCGTTCACGCTGAAATTGATTTTCTACGCAATGAGCAAGATAAAATTCTTTCTGATGCCCAAGTGAAATCAAGCTTGTTAGAAGATCAAATCCAAATGTTACTTTGCTTGGAAGGCAAACCCATTTCGAAAACTGACGAAGAAATCCCTTATTAAGAGGCAAGACCAATGAAAACTTTTATCTGTGTATTTGAGCCTACGACCGAGGCTCGTACCAACGGTGCTGTACCTTTAGCCATAGCGTTAAGCACTGCTAATGCAAAGCTGGCAACAGCAACTGCAGTAGTGAAATTGTCTGAAGCATATCCAGAAGCTATGGATAACTTTAATACTGATGAGCCGTTAATTAGCGAACATATTGACGGTTCTGCATGCCCTACTTTAGATGCTTTCGATGAAAAATTTGCTGTTGAAAATGAGTATGACGGTACTCAATGGAAACCTATTGAATATAAAAATTTCAAAAAATTAGGAACAAAACCTCGTATTGCGTGTTTACTTTTATTTGGAAAAACTCAAATAACGAACAATGAATTTTCAACTGCTCTGGAATATTTGGCAGACCAAGAAAATCCTAAAATTCGTAATATCGCCACAGGCCTTGCTGAAATAACAAAGTTATCTTTGATGGATGCTGAGCAAACGATGGAAATAGCACAGGCTATCTATGAGTTTGCTAATGAAGATGTCACCGTTGAAGAAGCTAAATCGCTAGGTGAAAGCTGGCTAACAGAAGAACCAGAGCAACGACAAGAAGAGATATCTTCTATCAAGCGTAACTATTCAACCATAGATACTGAAATCGCCTTAGCACTGTTAGATGATTTTGATCCTAATAATGTTCTTCCCTCTCAAGTAAAGAAAGCCAAAGAGCTGATAGATGATGACGACAAAGCATGGAAACGCTGGTCAATGGATTTACGCACAACAGCTGGCATCTTGGATATACCTCGTGAAAAGATTTTCTCGTTAATAGCTGAAAGTAAAAAACAGCCTGAGCTATTAGATAATCCCAACGCGCGAAAAGAACTTATTGATCTACATTTGGGTATTAGCAAATCTAACAACACTAAAAAAGAAGAAATTACTACTAAGTTAACTCAAACAGATAATGCCTCTTTAGTATCCAAAGAAAATACAGTTGAGAAAGAAACTAAGCCTAAACGTTCGCGTAAAAAGCAAGAAGTAGCGCCTAAGGCAGAAACAGCTCAAGTGATTGAGCAAACTGAAAAACCTAAAGAACCAGAAACACCATCAGTACAACACGATAATTTTGAGCAACGCGCGAGTGTGCTTGAGGAAGTTCTTAACTTAGGTGATGCAAATAATCTTAATATTTGGAAAAGAGTACAACGTACAGACCCTCGCTTTACTAAACCATTAGAAGGTATGGGATTTGTAGGAACTAGCATAAACAGTACCTACATGTTTATGCGCGCTACTGAAATATTCGGCCCTATTGGTGAAGGTTGGGGTTATGAAGTCCTTGAAGAAAAATTTATTGATGGAAAGCCTCTTGTAGAACCTGTTCTCGATGAACGTAATAAACAAGTTGCAACCCGTTTTTTACGTGATGGTGATGGAGCGTTATTCTGCGAACAAAACCACTCAATTAAGATCCGTTTTTGGTACATCATCGAATGTGAAACCCGCGGTGAGTTTGAAAGTTATGGTGCAACACCATACCGCTATCAAACTAACTATGGCATTAAGGTTGACGGTGAAGCTATTAAAAAATCACTAACTGATGCAATCAAAAAAGCCCTGTCAATGCTTGGCTTTAGCTCTGATGTCTTTATGGGTATGCATGATAACCCTGAATACTTAGCGAGTAATAAGCTTGAGTTTGAAATTAAAAATGCGAGCGAGAAAGCTGAAGATATTACTCGCATTCGTAAAGAGTTAGACGAGAAATTTACTAAACATACGGAAGTTATGCGTAGTGCTGTTACTGAGAATGAATTGCGAGGCATTGCATCCACATTAACGCGAGAAATTTCTGCACATATCAAATCAGCTCAAGAACGTCGTGACAACGATTACGAGAAATATTTGTCCGGCCGTTTACGTCGATTAAACCAAATCGAAAAAGAGTGTTTAGACCAACTGAAACAGAAAGAAGAGGCAATCTAATGACCAATACTACTGCTATCGCACTGGCGACCAATTACGAAAAATTACAACAACTCGTTGAAACAGGAGAATTTTCTCCTGAAGATATCGCAGATACTTTAGAAGGTATCGAGGGCGAGTTAGGTGATAAATTGGATGCAATTATGCACCACGTTCGCAATATCGAAGGTCAAGCTAAAACACTGGATGAAGAATCTAAACGTTTATCTGATCGTAAGAAATCATTCGAAAACCAAGCTAAAAACCTAAAGAAATATGCTCTTAACTGCTTATTAGCTTCAGGATTAGATAAATTAAAAACAACAAAAAACACATTCACAGCTAGAGCTGGTGTTGTTCGAGTCATTATCGACAATGAAGCTTTGTTGCCAGATGAGTTGGTTGATGTTCAAACCATCACCGCGCCAGATAAAAAAGGCATTAAAGAAGCGATTGAAAATGGCCTTGAAATTCCCGGAGCACATCTTGAAGTTGGTGAACGTTCATTAATGGTTCGTTAATTCATAATAGCGCCCTTTATCGGGCGCATTATCAGGAGATAAACGTTATGGCCATGAAGTTAGAAGTTGTCATCACTCATGATGAAACAACAAATAAATGCAGTATCGAATGGTCTACGGCATCAACAAAAAATGTCACAGAGCAAGAACAGCAAGCCCTTTCATCGATGCAAAAAGCGTTATTGCTACAACTGGGGCATCCCATTAATACAGCTATCATTCATTAGCGTGACATGTCACAAAGAGGCAAGACCAATGCTTAGACACTCTCAACAGAAAGACCAAGCCGTAAAGATCACATTACCTGATGGTACACATGGCTTTGTTTCAACAGATAGACGTTGCCATGTTTCATACGACTTTCCAGCACACGTCAAAATTGAACTTCAACCCTCTCCCGCTGAGCAACAAAGGAGTGAACAATAATGTTTGGTTTATTCCTTTTGATATGTAGTTCGGTAAATTGTCAGTTTGAACCCTACGGTTATATTTATCCCAATGAACAAAATTGTTTAATTGATAAGGAATTACTCGCGATCAAAGGGAAAATTGCAGAGTGCTATCCAGTGGAGGGAATTATTCGGGTAAAAAGTTGATTAAGCATAATCAGTTTTTACTTTTCGTTGTTATTAGCATGGTGGTTTATTCAAGACCAATGGGTAACCATCATGAAATTATTAACACCTTGGAAACCAGGGAACCAATTATTAACAAATTTTGATATTAAATTAGGTCGGTTAGCGTTCAGTGTAAGAAATAGACCATGCACTGATGCTGAAATCAAACACTCCTGTGATACAGCAGACCGGCTTATTTTATTAATGATGAGGCAAGACCAAAATGAGCGGAAAACTGATGAAAGCTAGTGCGTGGGCTAAACGAGAATTTGAAATAGGTTCTATTCCAGATAATAGAACCATAAAAAAATGGGTAGAAGCTGGCTTATTAAAAGGCAAAATCGTTGATTGTTCTGTTTGGATATATTCATCCGAACGTTGGGGTATCGAGTCCGTTATTTCTTCATGTGTCGATGAGTTAATAAGGGCTTCGTGATATGGCCAGTAGACCGAGAAGAAAGGAATTTAGGCATCTACCTGACTTTCTTTATTTTGATAAATCAGTCAAACAATATCGCCTTACATTAACTAATGGTTTAAGAAAATGCATTGGTGCTGATAAAGCAAAAGCTATCGCAATAGCCAGAGAATACAACCATATTATGCGACCAGAAAAATGCGTTTCTGTTAACTCATTAATTATTGACTCGGGAGGGCAATATGGAGAGGCCCTCCCTCTCTCAGAACATTTAGATAAGTTATTTTTGCGGATCACTAATGATGAGAAACCATCAGACAGTACACTTAGTAACTGGGTTAATGACTTAGAAAGAATTAAGATCTTTTTTAAAGATATCCCCGCGAATGAAATCTCACTAGAACATGTAAATGGCTATATTAATGAATATCATGCCGATGCTTCCGCTAATGTACAAAATCGCAAGGTCAGTTTTCTAAAGAAAATTTTTAGTTACGCAATGGATGAATCTCTTATGTTTGATAATCCCGCTGAACGTAAGAAAATGAAAAGAGTCGATGGGAAAAAACGTAGAAGATTATCTTATGATGATTTTCTTAAAATTCGAGCATCTGCAGAACCTTGGTTAAGAACAGCAATGGATCTGGCGTTACAAACAACACAAGCAAGGCTTGAAGTATCACGCATAAAATACAATATCAAAGCCCCAAAAGAAGGCATCTGTGGATGTTTATGGTATGAGGAACCCTTAAATGGAATATACGGGATGATTTATATTCACAGACAAAAAGTGCAACATAAAGAGGCATCTCATATTGCGATCCCCATAGGCAAAGCACTTAAGGAAATCATCGATAATAGCCGTGACAATGTGGCAAGCCCTTATATTGTGCATAGACTACCTACTCGTATTCCAAATAAGGTGAGTAAAGAAGTTAATCATCCAACACAAGTTGCACCTGATTACCTTAGCCGTGCATTTTCCACGTTACGTGATCGGGTTGGCGTTGCTAGTCATTTGCCTTTAGATGAAAGACCAACCTTTCATGAAATAAGAGCATTGGCGGCCTTTATGTTTAAACAGCGTGGTTTTGATCCACAAGCTCGAATGGCTCACAGTGATGCAGAGTCAACCAAGATTTATACAGAAAACCATGTACAATGGGTTGAAGTGCCTCATTGTGAGATTGGTTGATAATATGAATGATAAATCAAAAGAAATTACTTTATATGCTTATGTTGATGAACTTTTAGAAATCGGTTACCAAGATTATTTCCCCCATGAAAAAAGCCTTAAACTTACAACAATTATAAAAGATAATTATTTAAATAATAGTTTTAATAAAGTAGATGGCTGTAATACTCAAAATATAGATATAAACATCAGTGATAAAAATAAAGATATAATGTATAGATCCATTATTTTTAGTTATGACAAAATTAATTTAAATCTTATTAAAAAATTAATTTCAATATTTGAAAAAAATGAACCTAAAGATAAGATTGATATAAGTAAATTAGAAGCCATCACCCCATCCATTAGAAGTCTTAATGCAATTATTTTAATAAATTATATTATCATGAAAAAAAGAATGGTTTTTTTAAAATCAGACTTAATATTAGTAGAAGAACAAAAAAAACATATTTGGATGAAAATAAAAGCTAATTTAGATAATAATGGAGATTCATACTTCTATGAAACATTTAATTCTGATGAAAAAGAAATAAAATATATAGCAATAACAAGTATAGAGTTTATCCTTGGAGAAGAACTAAATAGAAGTGAAAGTATTTCTATACAAGAGGAAAATAAGTTAAAAGTTTTCATGGAAAATATAGATATAAAATTTTATTCATTCCATGTAGGACAAGGGATGTGTTCACTCCTAACTAGTGGTGATAAAGGAATACTTTTTGATATGGGTGCAGGTAAACCCATACTTAGAAAGAACTACACTACATTAATTACGAATGAGCTTGCCAATGTATTATTGAGTAAATTAAATGCTGTATATGTTTTTTTATCACATTTAGATTCTGATCATTCGAGGTTAATGGAGTGGGAAATATCTTTAGGTAAAGATAAAGATTTTCAAGAAAAAATAATAAATATATTCATACCTCACATGCAAAAAAGTTTATCTTTTAAAAATAAAGAAATAATAAAAAAAGTCATAGAAATAGATAAGGATATTTTCATAAAAAACAATTTAATTGAAATGAACATATATAGAAGCAATCCAAATGAAGTTAAAAAAAATAATGATTGCATTATTATTAAAATTAATTTCAATAATAATACGATTTTAATTCCTGGTGATTATGTCTATAAAGAAATGAATAAAGATAATAACGATAATATAAAATCGATCCCTACTGAAAAATTTAATATCATCATTGTTCCTCATCATGGAGATGAAGCTAGCTCAGAAAAAATACCAACTCCTTTAGATGATAATTCACAAGCATATTTTTCTGCTGGAACTCATTTAGGATATAATCATCCGAGAAAAGAATCTATACAAGGTCACGAGGAAAAAGGATTTAAAGTAATACATGATAAGCAATGTTCAGTTATTAAAATAGCAATAAGCACTAAATGATATGGTAAAACTCCCCTTAACTCATTGATTCTTATAATGCATATTTTGTATATCTAGCACTGTATGCAATTACATGTAAATGTATTATTTGTATTTATAATCAAAGTGTTAGTAAAATTAAAATCGGTTTCATGGGGTGTCAGGGGTCGTAGGTTCAAATCCTATCATGCCGACCAAAATTCCTTAGAAAAACCAACCGCTTATGGTTGGTTTTTTTATATCTGAAATTTGCTACTGGTAAAACTGTGGTAAAACTGTGGTAAAACGACGACAAATCATCTCTCAAAATCAAATGCCTCTTCTAAATCTATTGACGTTTTGAGCTCGGTGAGCGTGGCGAAACCGGCTGAGATGATGACGGCAAAGAAGCTCTCATTTTAAGCATCGCCTCTTTGCTAACTTCATAGTCACCAATTTTAGGCGTATTCGATAAAGGGTACTTGGCTAAAATAACCCAATTCTCGCCCTATTCCTATGCGATAATCTCGCTTAAATTCATTGATTAGGCTTGTAAAATTAAGATCCTAACTATTGTATTAATGATATGCTAAGCCTTTAAAAGAATATGATAGTTACCGTTAAACGAATAATTATGTCTCATATAATTTTATTATTTATGGATAATGACAACTTGGCATTTTACTTATTTATTATTCTTTATTGAATTTTCTAGTGGAACATTCATTATTATTAGCAGGAAAATTTTTACTTAGTTAATAGAAGATAAAAAATAGTATATTCTGGAAGAAATTCACTTTTATGTTCATTCTTATAAATAAAAACTCACACATTCTAAATAAGATTTTCTAATTTAAACTCTCATTAAATAATTGTCTTATTAAGAGCATCAGATTCAGTTAATTATCATTACACAAGCATTTATTTAATATAAACAAACTTATTAAATGTTTTATTATAAAAATTAATATATGATTATTAAATATATCACACAAATTCCTAATACAATAAAGGACTATTATGATTAATAAATTAAGTTTCGCAATTTTTTTCTCCTCATTAATCATGCTAAGCGGTTGTACCCAAAAAGATCGTGATGCTATCTCAGACTTAACTTATGCTCTTACTGGAGTACCAGGGGCAAAACATAAACAAGCTTTACAAAACCAAGAGTCAGCGCCAAGTAAAGAAAGACTAGAGAGATTAAAACAGATAGAAGAGTTCAAAGCACGTAGGTCGTATTGGGTTGGCAAGTCAGTGGATGACCTCGTTATGTCTTGGGGTAGCCCTAGTAACACACATAAAAGAACAGATGGTGGCACACAATACACATGGCAATGGACACAAAATAATGGATGGGGGCAATCAACGATTTGCACAAATAATTTTGTTGCTAATAAAAAAGGAACCATTACAGATTGGAATTATTCAGGATGCTGGGAGCACCGATAATAAATCACATCAAAATAATATGATAAAACTAACAAGGTAGCTTCATATTATATAAATTTTCATATTGAGTAGGTGAGTTTTCTATATAAATAACTCACCTTTTACGATAACAATATCACCTTCATCTTATTTATTTTTATTCCGCACACGATAAATTTTTAAAATTTCGCCATACAATCGGCAAATACCCCGCCAAAAGAGTCATCAATAATAAATAAAAATATATTAAATAAAGACCATATTAGACAAAATAAAAAAGGTGTATGATATAAATATCAGGCACCGCAATTAACAATATTTTATTTATTCTCTATGTTTCTATTCGCTATTCCAAAAGGAATATGTACAGAAGGTAATTCAGATGATGATTTTAAATGCAGTTTTTGATCATCAAAGAATATATGAGGTCTTAGAATTCTCAGAACATTGGCTTTCTCTACTCCCCCCATAAAAAAGGCTTCATTAATAGAAATTCCCCATGCTCTCATCGTGTTAATAACACGTTTATGAGATGGTGCGTTGCGCGCAGTCACAATAGAGATCTTAAGTAATGGAATATATGCAGGATCCTGTTTTACTTTTTCTAATTCTAATTTTTGAATATCAGAAATACGCAGTAAGAATTTTTTTAATGGCCCTGGATTATGAGGTACATCAACCATTTTAGCTTCATGATTATGAAATTGAGACAACTCACCTGAAGTTTTATAAATAGCTTCAGCTTCATCATCAGCGATCACACCGTCAAAGTCGAACGCAATTCTTAATTCATCAGCATCATCATCATTAACATGGCCTGCTAATATCTGCCCTGCTGGATAATTTGCATTAATTGCTTGTAAAACATCGTTATGATCAGCAGACAAAAATAACTCAATATCAAATGCTGGTATATAAATATGAGGCGATTTTCCTTGAAGAAATACAGCTCGGGTGATCCCTAGTTTATAATGTTCAATAGAATTCATTACTCTTAATCCAGTATCGGGATCATTTCTAGATAACAAAATAACTTCAACTAATGGATCGTCAGGTCTAATATTATTTAGTTTCAAAAGCCGGCTAATAAAAGGAAATGCAACACCTTTATTCAAAGATACATCCTGCATTTTATGTTGATATTTTCGATAAGCTTCCTCTCCTTGTGTACGAAAAATATTATCTGACTCTTCTAAATCAAATAATGCACTAGAGGAAAGCCCTATGACTAATCTCTTCGTTAAATCATATGCCAT